TGTTAGCGGCTTCCACCCTGTCGCTGAGAGCTTTCTCCAGAGCTCACCCCGCGGCTATATCCTCCCAGATGGCCGCGGGGTTACTTTGAAGCATTTTTACTGTATTATGGGGGGAACGGATAAAGGCGGGGGGAAACATGCCCGGAAGTGACTTCAGAAACTTAATGGCGCAGAGCGAGAGCAGCGGCAATTATGGCATCCTAACTGACGCCGGCGGCGGTGACATGGTTGCCGGCGCGTACCAGTTCGGCGACGCTCGCCTCGAAGACTTTATGAATGACACGGGCGAGGAGTTCACCCGAGAAGACTTCCTTGCCAGCCCAGAGCTACAAGAGCGCGTGATGAACTGGCACGAGCAGGACGTCGTCGACTACGCCATGGAGAATGGCTTGGATCGCTTCTTCGGCCAGGAGATCAAGGGCGTGCCGGTGGATATGTCGGCCGTCGTCGGCATGGCCCACCTCGGCGGACGCAAGGGGATGCGCGACTTCCTCGAGAGCGGCGGCGAGCTGGACAAGAAGGACAAGTTCGGCACGTTTATTTCGGACTACGGTAGGAAGTTCTCCGGCCAGAGCCTGTACAATGAGACGCCAACCCGTCCGCGGATGCGTCCGCAGGGCTTGCTTCCGCCCGAGACGTCACCGCGGCCAATGGCACGCCCAGCAGGTCTACTCGGCTAATGGCAGGCTACGAGCAATACATCCCGCCCGGCCTGCGCGGCCCACTCCGCGACATATTCGGCATGGCCCGCGTGACGGGAGAGGGCGGCGCCGGCCTCCTTCGCGCCGTCCAGCAAGATCCGCTGGCAGTCAACCAGGCAATCGGCGAGAGCATGATCGGCGGCATCCGATCCATGGCCACCGATCCGGTCGGCACCGTGCGGGGCGTCGTGAGCGACACCGCCGGCACCGTGCAGCGCGCTTTGACGAATACGGCGGCGGACTACCTGCCGGAGGGCGTAACGCTGGCCACCGCCACCCCGGATCAGATCAAGACGGCAAACGACGCGCGCTACGCTGACCTTGCGTCAACCGCTGCGATGGCGGTTCCTGGCACTAAGGCGTTGAAAGTAGGCGCAAAAGCTGCTGGTGATGTAGACTACAGCGGCCTCGCGGCGGACGCGACATACGCCGGACGGTCAATTGCGCAGGGAGATCCGCGCGGCCTCATCGAGGCGTTTCAACGTGGAGGCGAGGGTGAAAGCCTGAGCGCTGCGAAAAATACGCAGATCATGCGCGGCTCGGATTATTTTGATGAGCCACGCGCGGGAGGCGGTAGCGCAAGAGACGCCGCGCTATTCACGCCATTTTCGCAAAATGTAAAGCAGAAGACGGCTCCTTACAGCTGGGAGGTTGAGGCAAACATTGTTGACGCTGGCTACACGGCGCCGACATTGATTACGCCGTCCGACATGCAAGGCACCGATATGTATTTCCTTGCTGGCGACCGCACCGCAGGCGGTCGGGAGGTGACCCGCGTTGGTCAACTTCAGCTGCAACGTCCTGTCCGGCTCGAGGCTGGAGCGGAATACATGGATACGGATCAGGTGTGGGCATCGCACTCTGGCGTAATGAAGCCAAAGCAAAACGTGTTCTCAAGCCCGGAAAACGCTGAGCGTGACATTCGTGTGGGTTTCGCGCCGATGGGTGAAAGGTCTGGAGACTTTGCAAAGCATCAGGGCCAGCTATACTCAGAAATGCTCTTCTCATCTCAAATGCCTCGAAAAGTGGTCAAGACCGTAAACCAAGAGCTCAAGTCAATTGTTGGAGACTTTAGGCAGAGGGCGCTAAATAAGCAGAACAAGCAGCGCGTGAAGGACGGTTTAAAGCCTTTAACGCGCGTAACAACATCAGACATTCCGAGCGTGGACAGTCCCGAGTTTAGAGATTGGTTTGATACTCAGTCTCCAGAGCAAGTCAGGAAGCCTTTTCTTCAGCGTATGGATAAGTCAGACATGAAGAAACTTGACGGCGTACCTGATGTCGGGGAGATGCGCTTTGCCGCGACAAACCCAGATCTAGTTCAGTCGCCAAGTTTCAGCGCTGGCTATAGGTTTGCAATACCCGATATTAAGCGCGGTTTGCTCTCGGCGGATCACGCGTCATATGACACAGGTCTAAGTAAGATGCAGGGCACAGGATCTCAGACATTTGGCGTAGATGTCCCGTGGACTATCTCAGCCCGCGACACAGCCTTGCCAAGACTGGCGGCAGCCGCCCTTGAGAAGGGCACATTTTATCCGGGGCAAAATATGCCGTTCTCGGGCAGGTCTTATACTTTGCCGTCGGATCAGCGCGTGTTCACCATGAACCCGAAAACAATGCAGACGGGGGACCAACAGTACGTTGACGAAGCGTCAACCTACATTGATCGCTTCCAGCGCGGCGGACTAGAAGACGCAACTCGCTATGAGATGGGCCTTCTAGAAGCGTATTTGAGGGGGCTCTAAAAATTGCGCTCTTTCTCAATTATATCCTCAATGATCTCTGCCACACCTTTCGGCAGATCGCCCTCGCGATCCAAAAGCATAAACGCCAGTGAGTATATGCCAGCTCTAAGCGGATCTGTAAGATCTAAATCTTCATCTATGTTATCATCAGTCATGGTGGTATCCTCCCAATTGAACTGTGAACAGTTAACACAGTGTTAGGCAAAGCGCAAGAAGGGCCACAAGATGGACTATGAGATAAACGAAATGGCCTCCGAGCTCGAGGCTGAACTGAACCCGGACGTCATGGACGATCAGGAGCTGCAAGGCATCGTCGGCAACGAGATCGACGACGCCATAGACTTCATCGACAACTGGGTCTCCCCGATCCGCGCCACGGCGACGCAATACTACCGGGGCGAGCCGTTTGGCGACGAAGAAGAGGGCCGCAGCCAAGTGGTCAGCATGGACGTACGGGATACCGTACAGGCGATCATGCCGTCCCTGATGCGGATATTTAACGGATCAGACCGCACCGTCGAATACGTCCCGCAGAACGCGGAGGACGTGCCGGCGGCAAAGCAGGCCACCGAGTACGCCAACTTCATCATCAACCGCGACAACCGCGGCTTTATGGAGATGCATAGCGCGTTTATGGACGCCCTGGTGCGCAAGGTCGGCATCCTCAAGTGCTACTGGGAAGATAAGACCGAGTTTGACACAATCGAATACACCGGCGTCGATGACACTGCTCTGGCTGCTCTTATGGCTGACCCAGCCGCCGAGGTTGACATTACCGTGAGCACGCCGGTCGGCGAGCCGCAGATCGACCCTACGACTGGCCAGATCATCATGCCGCCCATGTCACACGACCTGCGCGTCACCTACACCCGGCCAGACGGCCGCGTGAAGGTGGAGGCTCTGCCGCCGGAGGAGTTCCTGATCTCCCGCGAGGCTAAATCGGTTGAGGAAGCCGAATACGTTGCGCACCGCCGCATCGTGACTGTGTCAGAGCTTGTAGCTATGGGCTACGACTACGACGAGGTCTACAACCTGTCATCGACCAACGACGACATGGATACCAACGTCGAGCGCAACACGCGCAACCCGGCATTGTCCAACGACATGAATTCGCGCCAAGACCCAGCGATGCGTAAGGTGCTATATGTCGAAAACTACATCCGAGTTGACTACGACGGCGACGGCATCGCCGAGCTGCGCAAAATCTGCACCGGCGGCGACGGCAACGTCATACTGAACAACGAGCCGTGCGACATGGCGCCCTTCGCCACACTATGCCCAGACCCCGAGCCGCACGACTTTTTCGGAATGTCCGTCGCCGACACCGTGATGGACATCCAGCGCATCAAGTCAGTCGTCATGCGCAACTCCCTGGACAGCCTAAGCCTCAGTATTCACCCAAGAATTGCTGTTGTCGAAGGCATGGTGAATATGGACGACGCCATGAACACAGAGATGGGTTCAATCGTCCGCCAGCGCGCCCCAGGCTCAATTCAGCAGCTCACCGTGCCATTTGTTGGCCAGCAGGCGTTTCCTGTCCTGCAATACATGGATGAGGTCAAGGAGGCCCGCACAGGCATCTCCAAGGCATCCATGGGCTTAGACGCCAGCGCCCTACAGTCAAGCACTGCGACAGCCGTGGCAGCCACTGTAAGCGCCGGACAGCAGCACATTGAGATGATTGCTAGGGTATTCGCCGAGACGGGCGTTAAGCGCCTGTACGAGCTTGTCCTGTACAATATCACCACGCACCAAGATCGCGCCCGCATGATCCGCCTGAACAACGATTTCGTGGAAATGGACCCCAGGGTTTGGAATGCGAACATGGACGTCTCTGTATCCGTAGCCTTGGGCCGCGGCACTGACACCGAGCGGATGATGATGCTGCGCCAGATCGGAGAGATGCAGAAGGAAGCCATGTCGACCATGGGGCCGCAGAACCCGCTGACCGACATCTCCAAGTTGAGCAACACGCTCAAGGAGATGACGTCGCTGGCCGGCTTCAAGGACACGTCGCAGTTCTGGAGCGATCCGGCGAAGTTCCAGCCGCCACCGCCAGACAACAAGCCCGACATCAACGAGCAGCTGATCCAAGTTCAGATCCAGCAGATCCAGTCGGACATGCAGAAGAAGGCGGCCGAGCTGCAACTGAAGCGCGAGCAGATGATTATGGAAGACGACCGCAAGCGCGACGAGCTCGAGGCCGACATCCGCGTCAAGGCAGAAGAGCTGAAGGCCAAGTACGGCACGCAGCTTGACGTCGCCCAGATCCGGGCTGACATGGCGATCAACCGCGAAGTGATGAAGGCCCAGGCTGACATAATCACGGAGGCAGCGCGTGAAGACTAAGCAGCAGATCATCACAGACGGCAAGCAGGCAGAGCGCCTGCTCGCCGACACGGATTTGCTTCGGTTTCTTGAGGAAGCCGAGGCGGATTGCTGGACGCAGTTCAAGGCAACTGGCCCCAGTGACACCGACAGCCGCGAGGCTGTTTACATGAAGTTGCGCGGAATTGACATGGTTCGCCAGTCGCTGCGCAGCATGGTTGATAACGCTACTATTGAAATGAAGATGAAAAAGTAGCATAATGGAGAGATAAGAGATGTCAGACAACAGCACCCCGCAAGGGACTGACCTGTACAGCGCTCAGAATGCAATCAGAAGTATGCTCGCGCCCCAAGAGGATAACGTGACGACAGATGATGCGCTTGAGGTAGAAGCCGCGCAAGTGGACGAAGCCGAAATGCCGGATGGCCAAGAGGAAGAGTATGAGGCGCAAGCTGACAACTCTCCCGTTGAGGGGTCTGAAAGCGATCTGGACGACGAAGACGACGATGACGGCGACCAATATGGATCTCTTGATTTGTCCACGACCATTGAGGTCGATGGCGAAGAGATAACCATTGAGGAGCTGCGCAGCGGACACCTTCGGCAGAAGGACTACACGCGAAAAACTCAGGAGCTCGCCGAAAACCGAAAGGCTATGGAAGCGCAGTATCAGGAGATTGAGCGTGAGCGTGCTGAATATGCGCAACTTCTGCCAGCAATGGCGGAGCGCATCCAACAGGCAGCGGAACAGGAGCCGGACTGGGACACTCTGTATGACACAGACCCCGTGATGGCAGCGAAGGCAGAACGCCAGTGGCGGAAGGAACAGGAGGCGCGCACTGCGCAACTCCAGGCCGTCCAAGCTGAGCAGCAACGGATGCAACAGATTGAAGCGCAGAAGCGTGAGCAGATGCAGCAATCGTATTTGGAGCAGCAGCGTCAAATATTGCCTGACATCATACCCGAGTGGCGTGACAAGAAAGTCGCGGCCACGGAAGCAACCCAGATAAGGGACTTCCTCCTCGGCGAAGGTTTCAGCGAACAAGACGTGAGCGGGATGTCGAATGCAACGCTTGTGAAATTAGCGAGGAAGGCGATGTTATATGATCG